ATTGCCGATAAGGCGGAAGTCATTGAGCGCATGAGTCAAGCCACGCCGCCCAATCCGCTGGAAGAGGCCGAGATTGCGCTGAAGAATGCCCAGGCGAAGAAGACGGAGGCCGAGCAATTGCTGAAGAACGTCGAGGCGCATTACTCCGCCATCCAGACCGGCGAGGTTATCGCGGCTATCCCGCAAGTCGCTCCGGTGGCCGACATGATTATGAAGTCGTCGGGCTACGTGGTGCAGCAGCAGGGGCAAGACCCGAACCTGCCTATTCCTGACGCGCCGATTGACGGCATTACGGTTAATCCCCTGGCGAACAAGCGCACGGGCATGGAGGTAATGCCGGGCGGCCTGCCCCCGCCTTCGCTTCGCCCGGCTAGTCCGCTCGTTGGCGCAAAGGAGGGCATCCAGACGCCGCGCTTTGACGGGGTGGGCTAATTCCCCCGCAGGGGGGCGCATTAACGTGCATACGTCGCTAATCACAGGAATGAATTGCTGACATGACGCTGGAAAACGATGAACTTGAAGACGTTGTTGATCTTTCGACCGAGCACGAAGAGGCCGGCGAAGATCGTGGCGACGTTCTGACCGACGCGCCGGAGGCCGAAGAAGCCCCGGCCGAAGTCGAGCAAGAGCAGGAACCGGAGCCGGAAGGCGAGCAACGCAAGTCCGCTTCGGTGCCTCACGCTCGATTCCACGAAGTGAATGAGGCGAAAAAGGCCGCCGAGCAGCGCGCCGCCGAGCTGGAAGCCGAGATTGAGCGCCTTCGCAGCGCCAAGGCCGCGCCCCAGGACGAGAAGCCCGCCGCGAAGGCTGAAGAATTCGACGTGTCCGCCAAAGAGGAAGAGGCCGCGCAAGCCCTCTTTGAAGGCGACACGAAGAAGTACCGCGAGATTCAGGATCAAATCCGGGCCTACACCGAGGATCGCGCTACCCGCCGCGCCTTCGAGCAGTTCGAGCAGATCACGGCCCAGCGTACCGCGCAAAGCCTGCTGCAAGCCACCGCCGACCGCATTGCGAGCGAATACGCCTTCCTCAACTCCCAAGCGCCGGAAGCCAACCCGGATGCGATTGCCGACGTGCTGGAGTGGCGCGATTACTACCACGCCGTAAAGGGCCAGCCGTTGCATACCGCCCTTGAAAACGCCGTGAAGAAGATCGCGCCGCTGTATCAACGTGGCGAGCCGGAAGCTGACGAGCCGCCTGCGCCGAAGACTGACGCCCGCCGTGCCGCTGCCGTGGCCCGTGCTGCCGCATCTGCCGCTGCCCAACCGCCGAATCTTGGCGGCATTGGCGAACGTGCCGCCGCTTCCAAGCTGGACGTTGAGAAGATGACGGATGACCAATACGCCAAGCTCTCTGACGAAGAGAAACGGAGATTGCGCGGTGACTGATGCCGAATCCCAAGTCGTCGATGCGCCCGAATCTCTCACCGTTGAGCTTCAAAAGGATGACGTTATCCGAATGCTCAAAGGCTCGAATGCTCCGTTCGGCATGGCATGGGATGAAAGAGCCATGCAGGAGCAGCCGATTAGCGAACTGATGGAAATTTACGCCCAACTCAATTGGAGCGACAAGCCGATTGAAGAGAGCGAGGCGCCGAGGATCGTATTAGCCAGCGCCTAAGTAGCACCCCGCCGACCCTCAATCGGCGGGTAGTTTCAGGGTCGTGACCTACACGTATCTCGCCGTATCCGTGGCGTTAAACCGGGTGGAATTCCTTGGCGTCCTAAATGCCATGTCTCCGCGTTGCGGGCAGCGAATCGCCAGCAATTTGATTGACAGATTCCACTTGGAGACACCATGTCCGCTACTAATTTCGCGGCGCTTACGCCGAAGCAGAAAGTTGTATGGTCCCGTGACGTGTGGCAAGCCGCACGCGACCAAATGTTCCTCACCAAATTCATGGGTACCGGCGAAGGCGCAATGATCCAGCGCATTACCGAGCTGACCCGTACCGAGAAGGGCGAGCAAGTCCTGATGCAGCTTGTTGCTGACCTCACCGATGATGGTGTCGTGGGTGATAACGAGCGCGAAGGCAACGAAGAGGCGATGCAAGCCTATTCGCAGATCATCAACATCGATCTGATTTCGCACGGCGTCAAGAACAAGGGCAAGCTGGCCGACCAGAAGACCACGATTCGTTTCCGTGAAACCGGCCGTGATCGCCTTGCCTACTGGCTGGCTAACCGCCTGGATCAACTCGGCTTCCTGACCCTCTCCGGCATTTCCTACGCCTACCAGAACAACGGCGCGCTTCGCGGCTCTACCGCGTTCCAATCGCTGTCGTTCGCGTCCGACGTGTCGGCCCCGACCTCGAACCGCTCCGTGATGTGGAACGGTACTGCTCTGGTTCCGTCCGTCACCAGCTCGATTACCAGCGCCTACGTTCCGTCTTACAAGATGATCGTTGATGCGGTGGCCTACGCGAAGACCAATTACGTCAAGCCGCTGATGTCCGGCGGTAAAGAGTATTACGTGATGCTGGTCCAGCCGGGCACCCTCGCCGCGCTGAAGAAGGACGCCGATTACCAGCGTGCCGTCGTGCAGCTCGCCCTCAAGGATGGCGCGAATTCGCCCTTCTTCACGGGCGGCACCGTGACCATTGACGGTGTTGTGATCCACGAACACCGCCTTGTTTACAACACCAAGGGCGCGAGTTCTGGCGCCAAGTGGGGTAGCGGCGGCGCTGTGGATGGCACCCGTACCCTGCTTTGCGGCGCCCAGGCTCTTGGTTTTGCCGACCTTGGCGCCCCGGAGTGGGACGAGAAGCTGTTCCAGTACGGCAGCCAGCAGGGCATCAACATCGACAAGATGCTGGGCATCCTCAAGCCGAAGTTCTACTCGATTTACAACAAGTCGGTTGAAGACTTCGGCGTTGTGACCATCGACCACTACCTGCAATAACCCCACGCTCCGGGCCTCCTAGCGGGGGTCCGGGCTGCCACTCTGGAGACATTCTCATGCCTATCACCAAACGCGCCGCCCGGCAGCAGGTTATCAACGCCTACGTTGATATTTCCTATGCCGACCTGACCAGCGGTGCCGCCGCTGACGCGATCCAGCTTCCGCCGAATGCGGTGGTTATTTCCGGTTTCGTGCAGACGACCGCTGCTTTCAACTCTGGCACCTCTGACGCCCTGGTTGTCGGTGATTCCGTCACCGCTAACCGCTACCTCACCAGCACCAGCATTCGGACTGCCAATGCGGTCAATGCCCTGACCGTGACCGGCTACCAGCCCACGACCCAATCCCACATTCAAGTCACCTGGACCGGAGCCGGCGCTGCGCCGACCGCTGGCTCCCTGCGGCTGTATGTGAATTACGTCGTGATCGGCCGCGAGCAGTTCTCGCAGGGCTAATCCTCACGTTCCAGCGTGTTTCCCCGGCCCTCGTGGTCGGGGCTTTTTGGAGATAACCAATGAAATTCACCACTGCAAACTTTGACGGCCCGGCTATTCAAATCGCGCTTACGTCCGGGCATACCGCAATTGTGCCGGCGACTCGTGATGTGCCCGAGGGCGTTGAGCTTGAAGTGATTTTCCGCAAGGAAGCCATTGCACGCGGCGCCGTCCCGGTGGGTATCTCTGTCGAAGAAAAGCCGCAAGAGCCGGCCTTTGATCGCGTGAAAGTGATCCGCGACGCAATTCACCAGATGCTTGACGGTGACGAAGAAAACGCCTTCACCAACGATGGCAAACCGGATCTTCGCAAGCTGAATGCAATCGTCGGCTTCTCCGTTGATCGCTCCGAGCGTGATGCTATTTGGGCTGAATTCGAGGCTGCGTAATGAATCTTGGTGAGTCCCGCGCTGAATACCGGCGCTTGATGTTCGATGAAGCCGCGCCCCACTTGTGGAGTGATTCGGAGGTAGATAGCTATTTCCGAGAGGCGGAGAACGAGGCGGCGGTACGCGCGAAGCTCATTCAGGACGAAACCTCGCCCGAGGTGTGCGAGATTGCCGTCGTAGCCGGTACGCACACCTACGCCCTGCATCCGTCCATTTGCGGCATCTATCGGGTCAAACTCGACGGCGAGCCGCAGCCGATGGCACGCAAAAGCCGTGACGAATTGGATACCGAGTATCCGGGATGGGAAGGGCAGCACGGCAAGCCGCAAATCTTCCTTGAGCCTAACGACACCCGAAACATTCGGCTATTCCCGACTCCCGTCAATGATGGCGTTGTCCGCCTTGTCGTGTGGCGGCTGCCCATTAGCCCGATGACGGCGGACACGGATACGCCGGAGATTCACCAGCAATACCACTATCGCCTTATTGATTGGGCGCGTCGCTGCGGTTATCTGAAGCAGGACACGGAAACATACGATCCTGCTGCCGCGCAACGATTCGAATTGTCGTTTGAGGCTTCGTTCGGAGTCCGCCCGGATGCGAACGTGAGGCGCAAGCGCAGAGAAAACCGTTCTCGCGTCGTTCGCTACGCGGAATAACGAAGGAGCCGACATGGCCGACTTTACCAACCCCACGAATGATGAATTGCTTTACACCTTCGCCGCGAAGAATGGCGATACGCTGACGACCAAGAACGGGTCTAAATGGATCTGGCAGGGCGGGCAGTGGTATCCGTTTGCCTTCGGCTCTGAGTCTAAGGTTCAGAACCTGACTGCAACCCTCTCGGATGGGGGGGTTAGAGTTTTCTCCGCTGATACTGAAGTGACAGATCAGATTGGTGGTG